GGGTATTGCGAAGGAATGTGCGAGATTTGTTCTCCCGTTAGCAACACCAACTCGTCTCTATATGACAGGTAGTGCACGTAGTTGGATGCATTACATACAGTTGAGGACTGGACACGGTACACAGAAGGAGCATATGGATGTTGCTGGTCTATGTCGTGACCATTTCATATGTAACTTCCCTATAATATCTAAGGCACTAGGATGGTGTCCAGATGCCGAACAGGATTGCGATTGCGGATATAGGAACGAATATCCCGATGGGTGGGACGATCTTCAGCCGTGCCTAAGGATAGATTAATGCCCTGTGAAGTACTTCCTTTGTTCTCGAAACCTCTGTACATATCAGAGGCAGACGAGAAGATGCCCAATATATTAGGTGGCATAGATCAGTTTACTTACAATGATTATGGTTACGAACGTAGTGGTACTAGGACTGACGATCAGGCAATAGTACACTACTTTCCTGCTTTTAAGGACTGGTTGTCTGAACACATAGCAGAGTATTGTTTCGGACTACAAGGTATAGATCCTGAAGTACATAAGGTAGAGATAACCGCATCGTGGATAAACATATATCCTAAAGGATGTAGAGCAAAACCACACGTACATAACAATGCTATGTACAGTGGTAACGTATTCTTACAGTGCTCTAGTGGCAATTTGATATTTGAAAACCCCTATAGGCATCAGTATATGGAGCCTAGTCTTAGGGATATGAACCTATATAATTCTACACAGTTCACGTTGGAGCCAAAGAATAGTGTAGTATGCATTTTCCCTGCTGATGTGGTACACTATACGGAACCTAATGAATCGGATGAGGATCGAATCACTCTTTCATTCAACCTATTCGTTAGAGGTAACCCTATCTGGCCACCACAATACAAAGGAGTGGAATCTCAGTAATGCCAAACTATGACTTTAAAAACACAGAGACTGGAGAGATCATTGAAGTTTGTATGTCTATCCACGATCTAGATAAATATAAAGAGGAGAACCCTCATATGGAAAGGTACTTTGGTAATCAAGTACCTAAGACAATGTATGGTAAACCTAAACAATCTGATGGATTTAAAGATGTGATGTCTAAAATCCAAGCAGCGCATCCAAAAGCAAACCTGAGTCGATTTACCTAAATTATGCCAGCAAGAAAGCGTAAACCTGCAAACGGAAACGGTTCCGCTAGGGTAATGAAGAGAAAGAAACCAATTAATCTTGACTATCTGAAGACTATTGAACCCTTAACCGACAATCAGGAAAGGGTTTTCAAGTCTTATGCAGAAGGTAAGCACCTAGTATTACACGGTGCTGCTGGCACAGGTAAAACATTTATCTCCTTGTTCCTTGCGATCAAGGATGTACTAGAACCAACTTCACCTTATGATAAGGTGTATATGGTACGCTCTCTAGTACCTACCAGAGAGATTGGATTCTTACCAGGTGATCACGAGGATAAGTCAAACCTATATCAGATACCATATAAGAATATGGTGAAGTATATGTTTGAGATGCCAGATGATGCATCATTTGAGATGCTCTATGATAATCTGCGTAACCAAGCAACTATATCCTTCTGGTCTACAAGTTTTATACGTGGTACGACGTTTGATAATTGTATTATAATTGTTGACGAGTTCAGCAACTTGAATTTTCACGAACTTGATAGTATAATAACCAGAGTTGGTCAGAACTGTAAGATCATCTTCTCAGGTGATCACGCACAGACTGACTTGCTCAAGATCAATGAACGCAACGGTGTCCTAGAGTTTATGCAGATTCTAAAGACAATGCCATCATTTGAGTGTATCGAATTTGGTATTGAGGATATTGTACGTTCAGGTCTGGTTAAAGAGTATTTACTCTCCAAAATCCAACTAGGAATGTAATTATGTTCAAAATGGTGGGACCACCAACCCCACTGACTGAGATGAACGCCGTCCAACGTGACGGTCTTCGTTTATATAAGGTCAGTGATGATAAATGGTATCCTAGTGTTACCACAGTGACAGGACACAGAAAAAAGGATTCTATTCTCAAGTGGAGAAAGAGAGTAGGTGAGAAGGAAGCTAATCGTATCAGCTCCCTTGCAACAAATCGTGGCAATCGTTATCATTCTATGGTAGAATGCTACTTAAAGAATGAAACAGTAGAATTTGATGATTCGCATCCTCTTAGCACTTTTCTTTTTAAATCTTCTAAGAAAGTCTTGGATCGGATCAACAATATACATCTTCTGGAAAGTCCTCTATACAGCGATTATCTTCGCGTTGCTGGTCGTGTTGACTGCATAGCAGAATACGATGGGGAACTAGCAGTCATTGATTTCAAGACTGCTACGAGAGAGAAGAAAGAATCTTGGATTGAGAACTACTTTGTTCAAGAGACTGCCTACGCTGTAATGTACTATGAAAGGTGTGGTGTTAAGGTTGATAAGATAGTAACATTGATTGCTATTGAAGACGGTGCTACACAAGTTATACAGAAGTATGACTTAGATTATTATCATACTTTACTTAAAGAGTACATCAATGAATTTATGAACCTATCTAAATGAAAGACCTCCAAGAAAAATTTATGACACAAGCAAAATTCTCTGGCTTAGTAGAGGAGGTTGTCAAGAACAGTGACGGACTAGTAAACTACATCGATGCTGTAGTGGTAGTCTGTGATGAGTATGAGATTGAGGTGGAAACCGTAAACAAATTGATCTCAAGACCATTGAAGGACAAGATTAAATATAATGCACAGCAACTTAATTTCGTGAAGAAAACATCACGAGGAGTATTACCACTATGAATCAAAGATTTTACGAATCGGATGTAGTTCGTAATGAGATGGAAGAGATGCAGAATTTATACCAAGAGTTGTATGAAATCTCAATGCGTTTTCCTAAAATGAAGAAGGAAGATAAGAGAGAGCATATTGAGAAGACAATGGAACTCATTGCTAAACAGAAGGTATTCTATGCTAGAATATCACTGTTGGCATTGGAGGATCCTGAAGCACGAGAAATCAAGACCAGACTTGATGAAATGACCAAAATTTACAGTCAGGGAAAGGACATTAACAATGTCCTGACTGATATGGAACTCAAGCTTAAAGAATGGAAACAGCAGCTTGACAATGTATAAATAGTACGTTACCCTTATTGGGTAGTAAAAACACACAAAACACTACAAGGACTAATTATGTCATTCGCAACACTTAAAAAATCCTCAGGCAAGTTTCAAAATCTTACTAAAGAGATAGAGAAACTCAATAGCTCTGGTAAGCAAACCGACGAGAGACTATGGAAACCAGGGGTTGACAAATCTGGTAACGGATTTGCCATTATAAGGTTTCTTCCTCAAGAAAACGCAGACGATCTACCTTGGGCACAAGTTTGGAGTCACGCATTCCAAGGACCAGGAGGTTGGTTGATCGAAAACTGTCCAACTACTAAGGGTGAAAAATGCCCTGTATGTGCTCACAATAGTACATTGTGGAACAGTGGTAGAGAACAGGACAAGGATGTAGCACGTAAGCAAAAGCGTAAGCTTTCATACTACGCTAACATCTATGTCGTTAAGGATCCATTAAATCCTGAGAATGAGGGACAAGTATTTTTATACAAGTTTGGCAAACGTATATTTGACAAGTTATCTGCACGTATGCAGCCTGATGAGAACGATTATGATCCACAACCAGCGATAAACCCATTTGACCTATGGTCAGGTGCTGATTTTAAACTTAAAATCAAACAGGTAGCAGGTTACTGGAATTATGATGATTCTACATTTGCTTCCCCTGGTACTCTAGGTGGGTTCGATGACGAAGCTCTTGAGGAGATCTTTAACAAGACTCATTCACTCAAGGAGTTCACCGATGATTCGAACTTCAAAACTTATGAGGAGCTCGATGGTCGCCTTAAGGCGGTTCTGGGCAGAGCTGTCAGACCAAAAACATTCGACGCAGAAACCGAGGAGAACGAAGGAGCAATTAATGCCCTTAGATCCGATCCTACTCCTGCAAAGGAGAGTTGGACAGAAGACGTTGAAAGTTTCGCAGAGAAGAAAGTTGCAGTATCTGCAACATCTGAAGACGAAGCCTTGAGCTACTTTCAGAAATTAGCTGAAGAGGACTAATGTTACACGAACTCTTTCCAGTTCCCGTATGGGAGGAGAATATTGGGGTGCCAGACGGCACCCTTTCGTTTGTCGATGAAATTGTCAAGTATGAACGTATGGGTGCTTATGGTAACACCAAGAGCATATCCTGTAATAAGCAAATATTGAAGGAAGTCCCAGAACTCGAAAATCACGTTTTTGAGGGAGTTTCCCGATATTTAAGAAACCACCTTTTAGTCGCACCTAACGTAACTATCGAAATTGTGCGATCTTGGGTGGTTTTGCATTATAAAGGGGATTACTCAGATTTTCATACTCACACGAATGCTGTCTGGAGTGGAATATACTATATACAGACAGAACCGAACAGTGGAGATCTATTATTCGACAAAACTGGATTATATCAAAACTGTTTTTTACAGGTTTTAGAACCTGATACACTAGGATACATAAATGCCACGGCAAAGCATCATAGGTTCCAACCTAAACCAGGAGACCTATTTGTGTTTCCATCTCAGTTGATGCATAAGGCAGAACCCAACCAGTCCACAAACTGTCGCTATTGCATAGCCTTTGATGTGTTCATACGTGGTACAATAGGTACAAGACACGGAAATGAGGTTACACTATGAAATTTCTCCCATTGTTGGCGATCCCTTTCCTAGCAGCACCTGTTCACGCAGGTCATCGTACAACCTACTGGACTAAACCAACATTGGACGGAGCAGAAGTTACTCCATCTCATTGTGTTAAAGATCCTCAATTTGGTTGGAACTGCTGGTATAAAAGGGTAGAAAAACGCAGAAGACATCGCCACCACCACCATCATTGGGGTGAGACGCATTATTTACCTTGGTATAATACTACACCAGTATTCCGACCAAACAAGTGGAATCATCACGGAGTACCTTGCTACATCTATAAAGATGATAATTGGTGTTTCTAGTAACCGCTTGAGGTTTCTGCTGTGGTGGTTGTTTCTACTGCTGTTCCTGCAGACGCAGAACCTTTACTTACAAGTGCCGTGCTAGAACCACTACCAGATGCTGACCCAGTTGAAGCAGTGCTTTGACTGGGTTTGTTGTATTTGGGTAATCCTATAAACTCTTCTGCAAGAGATCCTTGTGTCTTCTTATATCCTTTCTCATCAACCTCTGCATTAGGAAGATACATTGCTAGTTTCTTGAACTCAGCGATGAAATCAGTCAAATATTGTGGGCGAAGCAGGTATATATTTCTCTTTACTTCATTAATCTTTGATTCATATGCATAGTATGATACAGGTATGCGACTTGATGCTGCAGGTACGATACTACCATCAGGTTTGATATATTGGAAGTCTTCAGATACCTGATACCCAGATTTTAGAAGAATACTACCATCAGTATGTACGTATTCTAATGTCTCATAGTGTCTAACACCTTCCACTGAACCATACTTATCTTCAACGTACTTATAGAGATCCTCACGGTTCATTGGCCAGTCTTCATTAATATTGATTATATTATTGACAAGCAATATAACCCAATCTAGACCAGAGTCTTTATAGAACTTGTATGCTATCTGATCAGGTCTTTCATTTTCACCTATTTCATACTGTTGAAACCCTAAAAGAGCACCTTGTAGTTCGTCACGGATTTTAATTCTTCTGAATATATTAACCGCAAGTTGATAAGGTTGAAAACCATCAATTCTAGTCTTATTGCGGACATATACCTTGGGTAGATACTTAAAGTATGCCATACTATCTTATTTCGTTTTTGGTGAGGAATGCAGTTTCATCGAAGTTTAAATTCAAGTTAAATGCAGCAGGACCATAATCCGTAGCACTATCATATTCATCTTTCAATGAGTTGTAAGGACCATCTGGAGTTAGATCCATACTAAGGTTAGTTAGTACACATTTCACAGGGAATTGCATAATTCTTGCTAATCTAGCAGGTTGCCCTGCCATTAGATCCAGATCACCATCTTCATTAACTTTACCTTCTACCCTTGCAATACTTAGTCTGAAATAGTCAGGTATGGTAAGGAAACGGTTGCTACCACCACCAGACTGACTACCTAGTATATTTGCAGCAGTATCATTGATCGCTGGTTCTGCTCCAGGATTTGCACTTGCTGCTGGATCATCACCCCATTGTAATTCTTCAGGAGTACCATCATTTGTTCCAGGTAACATCGCTTTACGAAGAATATGTACTATTCTGTAGAGTTCTGCTGCTTCCTGTCTATTCTTCGGAGCACACTTAAAGTTAAAGTTGTGTGATCTATAGGATGTACCTCTAAATGTTGTTTCTTGATATGGGTTGAA